CAGCGAATTCAACAGAATTAAGACTAATTGCACTCATTCCATGCTTAAACAGTGTTTGTGCTTTCAGTTGTGAAAAAGAGTTACATACATATCTTAAAGAAAAAAAATGTCGAGGAGAATGGTACGACATACGCAATTTTGTTATTGATTCAGAATATTTCACAAGATGTTTAAACGAAAAAAGGATAGCGAGTAATTACTATTACAATAGCTGGATTTTTCATCAATACAAAAGTTTGATATTTCAGGCATTTTATGAAGATGGATGGCGTAGTAATGATCGTGGTTTATTAAAGCTGATGTTTGGTATGGAAATTAGAAAGGGTTTACGCGATCTTGAAAAAACAGATGGGGAGAAAGGGAGTGAGGACTTATCGCAGAGCGTAGGATGTTCGCAAAAACAATAGTTTTAAGCGATGCTTTTTTAGATATGCCATTAGGTGCAAGGTGTTTATACATGACAATGGGGATGCTTGCAGATGACGATGGATTCGTAAATTCGCCGAAATCGATAATGCGACAAGCTGGCGTAACAGAAGATGATTTGAAAATACTGATTGCAAAGAAGTTCGTTATACCTTTTGAAACCGGCGTTATTGTTATCAAACATTGGCGAATTAACAATTATCTTCAAAAAGACAGAATACAGCCTACAAAGTATCAGGAAGAACTTGGAAAACTCATTGTAGAGGATAATGGGGCCTACACTACAGGCGATGTATACACAGAGAATGTATACATAGATAAGAATAGTATAGATAAGAATAGTATAGATAAGAATAGTATAGATAAGGATAGTGTAAGTACACATACCGATCCCAAACACACCTACGGCGAGTATAAACACGTCAAGTTAAAAGATACCGAGTATCAGAAACTCGTTACTGATTACGGCAAAAGCATGGCGGAATCCTGTATTACGTTTCTTGATGAATATATCGAGATGAAAGGATACAAAGCAAAAAGCCATTATCTGTGTATCAGAAAATGGGTTGTTGATGCGGTTAAAGAAAGAGAACAGAGAACAAACAGGAATAACGGCAAGACTCAGGGCGATAGAGTCAATGAGTTTATGCTGAACTACATAAACAGCGAGGAAAACGATGACTAAGAAAGAAACAATGCAGCTGATCTTTATCATGAAAGCGGCATATCCAAAGTATTTTTCGAGGATATCGGAAGATGAAATCAAGTATATGCATGAAGCATGGTCCATGGTTATGACTGATTATCCCTATGACGTAGCGTGTGCCGGTCTGAAGTCTTATATATCATCCGAAAACGAGGGATTTCCACCTTCACCCGGACAGATTATAGATCAAATACATAAGCTGACAGAACGACCTGAGGAACGCTTGACGGAAAGCGAAGCGTGGCGGCTGGTATATAAGGCCGTATGTAATTCGATTTATAACGCCGGTGAGGAGTTTGATAAGTTACCGGCATTATGTCAGAGGGCAGTCGGATCGCCTGAGGTTTTACGTCAATGGGCACAGGAAGACCTGGATAGTATGTCTGTGATTCAGAGTAATTTCCAAAGGGCATACAGAACAGCGCAAGAACGGCGTGCGGAAGAAAAGAAGCTGCCGAGCGATGTACGGGCACTGATAGATAACATGAGAGGGAAAATGGCTATAACTGATGGAAACAATTTAGGAGAATACAACAATGAGGGCGTTGGAGTTGGATGGAAAACATATAAATAGATTCACCGTCTTACGCAGAGCTGGAACAGGCAAAGATGGACATACAACATGGCTGTGCAGATGCGAATGCGGAAACGAATGGATTATGAGTTCTGTGAACATCAAACACACAAAGGAATGTAACGAATGTGCGAATAAAACACGTTCTGAGGCTTACATTCCTAACAGGGGAAAGAATAGAAAGTATTTTTACATACCTGATTGTGGTAAGAGAATGCAGAACGTCTTAAATGATAAGCACATTAACCTCACCGATGTTGAAAGAGTTACCGGGATAAGCCGTAGCACAATTTACAGTTTTGTCTACAAAGGAACGGATATCAGTACATCAAGGCTTGCTAAAATATGTGCTTATTGCGGTGTATCAACTGATTACATTTTGGGACTGAAAGAAGCATAGAAAGGGCAGAAACGAAATGAAGAAAGAAATTACAAAGATTATGACGGTAGAGCTGACATTCATTGAGGATTATGAAGACAGTCATCAGATACCTATGCCGGACAGTGATATTGTACACGAGATTCTAATAAATACTATGGCGGATCATATCGAGCTGAAGAAATCACAGAATTTCATAAGAGACCTGGAGGACAAGAAAAACTGATGGAGCATGAGATAAAGCTTAAATGCGAGTTATACAATGATTCGATGCAAGGATGGAAATGTTATCCAATCCAAAAGGCACAGCTGATTATAGCTGATGTGCCTTACAATGTCGGAAATAACTTTTATGGGTCTAATCCTATGTGGTACGTAGGGGGGGGACAATAAGAACGGCGAAAGCAAGCTGGCAGGTAAAGCGGCATTCGCATCGGATTTCAATTTTAATCTTTACGAGTATTTCCACTTTTGTTCAAGGCTGATGAAGAAAGACGATACAAAGCCGGCGGCAAGGGGACGTAGTACAAATAGTCCCTGTATGATCGTGTTTTGTTCGTTCGAACAGCAATCTACGCTGATCCAAGCGGCCAAGAAAAACGGATTCCCGAATTTTATCCCACTGGTATTTATAAAAAACTACAGTCCACAAGTATTGAAAGCAAATATGAGGGTTGTAGGTGCTACAGAATATGCACTTCTGTTTTATCGTGACCGGCTGCCGAAATTCAGAAACGGCGTGAAGTTTGACGAGAACGGAAAGAACATTCCAGGCACAGGGCATATGGTTTTTAACTGGTTTGCATGGGAGAAAGATGGAAAAGACGTGCCTAAGATACATCCGGCGCAGAAGCCCGTGAAGTTGCTGAAGAAACTGATTGAGACATTCACAGATGAATATGATGTTGTGATCGATCCCTGTTTTGGTAGCGGAAGTACAGCGAGAGCCTGTTTGGAATTAAAAAGACACTTTTACGGATTCGAGATCAACAAAGAATTTTACAGACGGGCAAAGGAAGAAATGATCGTATTGCCTGAGAAGAAAGAGCCGGTCGAAAAGGTAAAAAGAACTGTGCGGAAAACACCGGCTGATATGCAGTTAAGTTTATTTGATATGGGGGTGGGAACATCAAACACTTAGGAGATGTAACAAAGATAAAAGGCGATGCCGTGCCTGTTGTAGATGTGATTACATTCGGCGCACCTTGCCAGGACCTTAGTGTCGCTGGCAAGCGTGCCGGTATGAAATCGGCATTGATGGGCGATGAAGAAACGACAAGATCGGGTCTGTTCTTTGACTCGATACGAATTATTAAGGAGATGCGGAATCATGAGAAGTTGGAGCAATTACGAAGTGGACGGACAGATCAGCCTGTTCGACCTCGATTTGCAATATATGAAAACGTCTATGGAGCCTTTAGTTCAAACAAAGGCGAAGACTTCAGAGCGGTCCTCGAAGAAATGGCAAGGGTCAAAGACCCTGATGCCGTTATTCCTCGACCTGAGGGGGGGTGGACAGCGTGCGGAAACATTGTGGGCGATGGATATTCCCTGGCTTGGAGAGGACATGATGCGCAATATTGGGGAGTACCGCAGCGTAGAAAAAGGATTTGTGTTCTCGCTGACTTTGAAGGGGACAGCGCAGGACGGTTGCTTTTTGAAACTGAATTGTGGCGAGAAACCGCTGACGGAACGACCGTCAAAGTTGAGTCAGATATTAGAGAAAAATCCCGATCCCAAGTACAACCTATCGGCGAAAGCGTGCCAAGGTATACTCAACCGGGCGGAGAGACGGGGCAAGAAGTTGCCGGAGATGCTGGAAATGGCATTGAAACGACAGGCAAGTGTCTGAACTCGTGGGATGTTCAAAGCAAACACATACAGCCAGCCGATGGCATTGCGGAATCCCTATATAGCGGTGAATGCAGATATGGCGGCGGTGAGAGTTATGTATTGGATCAGCAACCGCTTTTACTCGAAAGCAACCAAAATCACGCTACTGTGCAGACGGACGGAATTTCTACGGCATTACCGGCAAGTATGGGAATGGGTGGCGGTTACGTCCCTATGGTGTTAAACGACCAGGGCGGGTCTGTGATGAATGTAAGCGAAGATCAGACGGGAGCATTACGAGCGGAAGAACATGGGCATCAGCCGATTATATACGGGATCAGTGCTTATGACAGCAATGCGATGAAATCACCGAATCCTGAAAGCGGCATTTATGAGGCGGACACGGCGAGAACATTAGACCTTAATGGTGGATCGCCAGCGTGCAATCAGGGCGGAATGGCGGTTGTATTCAATGGTGCGAACGTAACATCTCCTGTGAATGCGTCCAATCCAAAGGCTGGTGATCCATGCCACACGCTGACAGATGATGATCGCAATTACGTTATTTGTATCGAGGGCAACGGAACTCGTGAATCTCACCGTGGCGATGGGTATAAGGAATCCGAAACGATGTATACCTTGAACACAATAGAACAGCACGCAGTCGCTTACGGTCTCGATAGGGCATCATTTAACCAGGGTCAGAACGCACAATATGATTTTGCTGTAGAAGAGGAAGTAGCACCAACCTTGGTTGCTAAGGGACCGGGGGGGGTACTGAAAACGACACAGTAGGCGCATTATGTGCGAGAGATTACAAAGGAGTTGGCAATCAGTATGTCAATGAAGGAAAAGTCATTGTTCAGTATAATGCCAGACATAACACCCAAGATCAATGAGGGCGGAGCGGCATTCAGTTTGAGAAGCAGAGATTATAAAGACGCACAAATAATAGTATTAGAGAACCATCCGGCTGATAGCAGAGTTAAAGTATGCGAAGATAACGTATTTCAGACTTTGAGCAGTCGGATGGGGACAGGCGGAGGCAATGTACCAATGGTTATGGAAAAAACAGGACCGCTTATGGCAAGCGGTTATCAAAAAAATGGAACACAAGAAGCTATGAATGGAATGTATGTTGTTTCGGATGAACCAACATTCTGGGACGGAAAACAAGTTTCTCCTACACTGACAGCAAACAATGCCGGTGGTGGGCAGAGAATGCCGGACAAAGAGAACTTTAATGCTGTGATCGAACCTACGCCGATGGTGCGAAGATTAACGCCAACGGAATGCGCTTTGCTCCAGGGATATCCGGCAGACTGGCTGAATATCGGCGAGTGGACAGACAGCAAAGGGAAGAAGCACAAGGATGCTGATGCACCTAAGTACAAAGCAGCTGGAAATTCGATTGCGTTACCGTTTTGGCAATGGCTGGCGGAACGGATATGCGCTGAGTATGATCGCCCGGTAACTATGGCAAGTCTCTTCGATGGTATCGGCGGATTCCCTTTAGTATTTAGCAGATGTGGGGCCGTGCCGGTATGGGCAAGCGAGATTGAAGAGTATCCTATAGCGGTTACAAAGGTACATTTTCCAGAAAGCGAGGATAACTTATGACACAGAAACAAATGATTTTAAGACATTTTCAGAGGTTCGGTAAAATTACTGACCTTGATGCTTATGTTCTGTATTCAATCAGACGTTTGGGCGCGCGGATATGGGATTTGAGAGCCGAAGGGCATAAGATACGGACGCAGAACACGAAGGAAAAGAACAGGTTCGGAGAGGTAAGGCACTTTGCTACGTGTATTCTGGAACGGGCGAAAGGGGGTGACGAGAAATGACAAGGGAAGAAATCATTAGCAATTTATTATACATGAAGCGTTCTGTAAAAGAAGATACTATTGAAGATAGGACAATAGATGAGGCAATCGCCGCACTCAAAGCCGAGCCTTGCGAAGATGCGGTGAGCAGACAGGCGGTGCTTGATGCCTTGAGAACGTGTTTTGATACCGATTCTGTTTACGATGTAATCAACGGAATTGATTATATCGACTACGACGAGGCTGTGAATGAAGTATTAGATTTGCCACCCGTCACACCGAAGCAGAAGTGGATTCCCGTAGATTATGACCGATACCCCGAAACATATCCAAAGGCATTTCAAGAAGTGTGGATAACAGACGGGTATGGTGAAGTCGAACATAAAGCCTATGACGGCACACGAAATATAAAGGCTTGGATGCCATATATAATACCCGAACCGTACAAGGCGGAAAGTGAGGATAAGAATGACAATAACAGAGGCATACGAAAAAGGATATAGAGATGGCGAACATGATGGTTACTTTTCAACTTCCATAGAAAGAGGTATTGAGCCAAATGCTTATTGCCCGCCAGAAGAGGAACAGCCAGAAAGACCGAAAGGGGAGTGGAAACGCTATTCGATTGAACATGCTGACGAGAATAGCATAGAAACATGGTATGAGTGTTCAAAATGTGGAGAAGATTCAGAATATCCTTGGAACTTCTGTCATTTCTGTGGAGCAGAGATGAAAGGTGGCGAGTGAATGAAGTATGTGATTGATATAAGCGAAAATCGGTTAGATGTCTTACGAATGTTTTACAAAGATTGCCAAGATAATTTAAGCACAAGCGATATAGCTATCGTTGAGGGCAAGCCACTTGATGATGTGCTTGACAAAATAAGGACAGAGATACAGAAACTACGTGGTTGTTCTTGCGAATGTTCTGACGGAATAATAGATGATGTTGAGGATATTATCGACAAGTACAGGGCAGAAAGCGAGGAATAAGTGATGACAAAGCATTATTGCGACAAGTGCGAAAAAGAATGTGATTGGCGAGATATGATAAGAATGGCGGCTGACAGGGAAATTAAAAACGGTATTGCAATACATAGACTTCATGAACTATGCGAAGAATGTTATCGGAAAATGTTTATTGAGAAGGATGGTGACAGGGAATGCAGATAGTGATTGAGATACCCGAAGAATCTTATAATGCGATAAATAAACATGGCATAATTGGTGAACGAGAGCAATATGAGGATGTAATTATTGGTATTCAGGGTGGAATAGCACTTCCCGAACATCACGGAAGGCTGATAGATGCGGATGCTTTTGTGAAATATTGCACAGACGGATTATCATTTTTCTTACCCATGTTCACAACCAAAGAATATAGGAATTTGGCTATAGACATAACAAAGAGCATTATTAAGGATATTAAAGAAGCACCTACAATTATCGAAGCAACGGAAATGGAGGTAAAGGATGCAGATAGTGATTGATATACCTGGCTGGCTCTATAACGCAATTATGGAATGTAAAGAGCCTCATTATTCAAAATCATTAGGTGAAGCTGTCAGAGATGGCACACCACTTCCCGAACACGCCACTAACGGCGATGTGATAAAGGCGTTGTTTTCAAACGGGAAATATGCTGAATGTAAAAATGTTATTGCTTTACATACTATATTTTTCGGCGTTACTTGTTTCGACAAAGAATGGTGGAACGCACCGTATACACCAAATAAAATGAGCGATGCAGAATTTTACAGGAAAGCAAACGAAAAATTCAGAGATACAATAGATATTAAGAAAGAGGGTGACGTGGAATGATGACAGATAAAGAAGCGGAAGATTACCTTACAAGAGCACTACGGAAACAAAAACCGCAAAGGGTGATATACGAAATGACAGACTACGCAGACGGCGCACCTGTTTATGGGTATGCAAACTGCCCCGCTTGCGGCTATTGTTACGAAGAGGGTGACAAGAACTGGGGCGAACCGTTCTGCCCGCATTGCGGACAAGCGTTAGATTGGAAAATATACGAAGAGGGTGACGGGGAATGAGCTTTATCGTTGAAGGAATAGATATTCCCACAGGATGTCCGCACTGCCCTTTCGAATTCTGTGAGAATGGAGTGCATAAGTGTCGTGTGGTTTATCATGGCATTACAGAAGAAATACATGAATTATCACCGTACTACGGGAACGGCAGACTGAAAGACTGTCCTATCAGAGAAATTCAGGATAAGAAAGAAGGTGATGCCAAGTGAACGAATTACAGAGTAACTTTTCGTCTGTTCGAATGCCACAGACCCCGGCTGAGATAGTCGGGGAGATACAGAAAATACTGAAAAAGAGGTGACGAGAGATGACAAGGGAAGAAGCAATAATAGCAATACATAACGCATATCAATATGGATATGCAGAAAATATAATCGCCGCACTCAAAGCCGAGCCTTGCGAAGATGCTGTGAGCAGAGCTGAAATTTTACAGAAATACGAGAAGTATTGTGATGCGAACTGTCCGTACACCAAAAAGCAAAGAGGGTTTATGTGTAGCTCATGTATGATGGGTGATGCTATCGAAATTGTTGAGGATGCACCTTCTGTCACTCCGGCAAGGAAGAAGGGGGAGTGGATAAAGAAAACAGAAACTATATATTATTGCAATCAATGTGGGAGAGCAGTTTTTAAGGACATAATGGAAGATATGCAAATAGATTATCCTTATTGTCATTGTGGCGCAGAAATGGAGACGAGTGAATGCAGATGGTGATTGAATTGGGATTTTTAAAACGAGATGATTTGTTTGAGTTTAAGGGCAACAAGTACCGCATTGAGCATTTAATTGACCGAGATATTAACAATGTCAGTTGCCGAAACTTATTAACAAACAGGATTGAACATTTTGACCTTGCGACAGAGGTTAAAAGAGAAACAGAAAGTGAGGATAAGGAATGAAATTACACGACTTTCAATTACAGACTTTTAACAAATGGATAACATTCATCCCAACGATTGAAGTACACATAGATAATCCTATGTATAGGGAGAAGAATATAGCCTTAATACTAAATATATTTATTTGGCATTTTAGGTGGTTGTTTATCAAGGAGAGTGAGAATAAGGAATGAGTATGCACGTCACAGATAAGGAGTTGCAAAAACTTATTAACAAAATCGGATATAAAGGCTGTAAGAATTGCAAGCATAAGATAGCACCATTAAGGTCGTGCGAGTGGTCAGAGCAAGGCGGTGATGGTCATATACATTTTATATGCCCGAAATGGGACAAGGCAGAAAGCAGGGAAGTATGATTATTACAAAATATCCTGAATGGGTTGAAGCACAGTTAAAAATCATTGACGAAAGGATAGAAGAAATATATCGAGAACATATGAATGTGAAAATGAAGCCTGATGATGCGATGCGGATAAAACGAAATCTTGCCGAACGGATTAAGCCATTTGTAGATGAGAAAGTAAGGTTGATTTCAAATAGTTACCCTACATACATATTGGATAAAGCACCACAGACGGAAACGGAGGTAAAAGAATGAAGTGTAAAGTATGTGACAAACATGTGAATCTGAATAAAAAGAATAGATACGAGATTAGAATACCAAGCTTTGGGTTTGAACGACCGACAATATATGAGGCTTTTGATTGTCCTCATTGTGGATGCCAGAATATTGTGAATATACGCGAAGATATACGGGAGACAAAGGAATGACTCAAGAGCAGATAGATCAGGCAATCAAGCAATGCGAGTGGCGGCAGAAATTTGGCGATACATATATCTGCCGTGGTATGTGCCTGCCGTGTCAGAGAGTGATAGAAAAGGGTGAATGCCCGACATTGAAAGAACTTTTTAGCGCAGAAAAGGAGATAAAGGAATGAACAGTCAATTTGAACCACTTGAAGATATGATCGAGATCAAAGACAGCGGAACTCGCAGAACTTTTGATACCGGGGCCGTGCGTGATATGCAGACCGGCAAGGGCAGATTCGATCTCCTGCCCATGTGCGTGCTGATGCGGTTGGCAAAGCATTATGAAAAGGGTGCGATAAAGTACGAGGAAAGGAACTGGGAAAAGGGAATCCCGGCACACAGTTTCGCAGATAGCGCAATGCGTCATCTTGTAAAGTACCTTGACGGATGGACAGACGAAGATCATCTGATATCGGCTATATGGAATTTATGCGGTCTTGCATGGACGGAAGAAAAAAGGCCCGAGATGATGGATATCCCGGCAAGGCAGAAAAACACAAAAGTCGATGAATATGGCAAAAAACGGTTTAGAGGTATATGCCCATATACAGATATAGAATGTTTGGAATGGACTTGCGAGGTTTGCGATGTGATGAAGGCGGAAAGAGGTTATATGGATGGAGAAGCATAGAAAGGAGATACTATGTCGCAAAAAGAAACTATATTAAAGCACTTGAAGGAACACGGCAAGATTACAGACCTTACGGCATACCGGCTGTATGCGATCAGAAGGCTGGGCGCAAGAATATGGGACCTCAGAGATGACGGGTATATCATCCGAACGGAAGATACCAAGGCAAAGAATCGTTTTGGAAAAATAACCAGGTTTGCGACTTATATCCTGGAAGGAGAAAGCACTATAAAGGCAAGCGAAAGCCTGTAAAATGGTGAGGGAAATTACAAAAGGGGTTGGGATGAGCAAAAAATCATTGACAGAATGCGGAAAGAGAGAGTATGATGATTATATACCGATAAAGTGTAAGCATGGGCACGTACTGGGACTTCGTAGAAGAGACGATGAGCCGGTAGTGGTAGGTAAGTTATACGTGCGGTGCCATCGTTGCAAGGCCTGGTACATAATATCGGATCAAGCCAAAGTCCAGTAATATCGAAGGGCGGCTATAGACATACTCTTAAAGTATGCCTTTAGTCGTCCTTTTTCTTTTTATCGAGGCGAATATGGGCAAGACATTTACAAACCTAACCTGGGACGATTTATGCGACCTGATGTGCGGCGGTCCCGAGGAAGAATGGGAAGACGATACAGCGGAAGAGCTGGCAGAGGACAAGTATGAAGATAGAGATGGTGAAGACATCGGCGGTGATCCCGTTCGAGAAGAATGCGAAAAAGCATCCTGAAGAACAGGTGCAGTATATCGCAAACAGCCTTAAAAGATTCGGATGGCAACAGCCGTTAGTTGTAGACAAGCATAATGTGCTTGTAGTGGGGCACGGAAGACTTATGGCGGCCAAAAGACTGAAGATGAAAGAAGTGCCGGTTGTGAGAGTGGAGAACCTCACAGACGAGGAAATAGCTGCTTACAGACTTGCAGACAACAGGACAGCAGAATCAGGCTGGGATGATCTTTTGCTCGGCGAATCCCTGGCTGAAATACCTAACATCGACATGGGCGATTTTGGCTTTACTTTCGATTTTGGCAATGATGACGATGGGGGATCGGATTGGCAATGGGTCGATGACCGTGATCCATCCTGTCAGCATAACGTGTTTGAGAACCAGGAGAGAATGCAGTTCCCTATCGAGAATTACTACGGAATCCCTGTTCTCGCACCTACGCAAACGACCGGCGACAAGATGCTTCGCTTTATGGACTGGAAAGAAGTCGATAATCCTCAGGATTATATAGCTCATTTTTACTACGACGACTACAAGTTTATGTCAGCGTGGAGAGAGCCGGATAAATACATTGAGCGGTTAAAAAAGTTTAAGGCCGTCATAACACCTAACTTCTCAACATATACAGATTTTCCAAGGGCATTGCAGATATTAGCGTGTTATCGGTCAAACTGGTGCGGTGCATTCTGGCAATCGATGGGGATTGATGTTATCCCGGATGTATGCTGGGGAGATCGTGAGTCCTGGAACTTCTGTTTTGAGGGGATTCCCAAGGGAGGAACGGTGTGTGTATCTTCTGTCAGCGTAAGGAACGACAAGCTGTTCAACGGCAAAGAGGATACGCTGTTTAAGGATGGTTTTGATGAAATGATGCGGCGGTTAGAGCCGACAACGGTTATATATTACGGCTCTATGATAGACGGTCTTGAGGGCAACATAATCAGGGTGCCGTCATATTACGAGGAGAAATTCAATGGCAAAAGGAAACAGCAAACTGAGTAAGGGCGGCGGTGGCGGAAAAGCCTCTGCGTCTAAACAGCCTAATGTAAAGACAACGGGCGATATATCATTTACTGATATGATGGCCATTGCGAACAGTTCCATGAGCGATGGCAGTGTATCATTTGACAAAACTAATACGCTCATAATGTCTTCGGATAAAAACGGAATGGGCGAAATAGTGACTGGCAAGAAGAACGATATAGGAAATATGCTTGCACAGGCTGGGGTTAAGAGCTTTGTAGGAAATATGTATAGGGATAAATCCGGCGCAAACGATCTGAAGAGATTGGAACAGCTGGGATATAAAATACAGGCTCAATATAAGGCTCCTGCTACAAACAGTAGGATTCCACCGAGAGATTATTACTATTTTGTCAAGAAATAATGAGGTGACATATGGCGAAAGGGGCAAGTAAAGCCGGCGGCGGTGGAACAAAAACCAAAGTCGCAACGGAAAGCTATGTATTCAAGCCTGAGGGCGGTGATGAGGTTGCTGACCGTCTGAATGCGGCAGCTGGTATCCAGGTATCCCGGTCTACTATTACTCTGAAAGATGAAAATGGAAAAACCCAGGGCATGATCCGAGGATTCGAGCGAATGTCTGATATGTCAAGCAACAGGCTATTCTCAGCGGTGAACAATCTAAGCAAGAACGGAATATCACGGCAGGATGTAATGGAAATCGGGCAGAGCAATATCTTTTTCAAGGATGGGCAGACTTATGTTTTGAATAACACGAGAAGTGCCAAGTTCCTGGATAATGCCAGAGCAAACCGTAAAGTATCGGCCAAAGAGTTTTCAGACACGTTTTCGACTGAAATCAACAACATACAGAAGAAAAATGATCTTCTGAAGCGTATGCAGAGTGCCGGTGCAAAAATCATAAATTATTAAGCACTCAATGAGCGTGTTTTTTTGGTATAATAAGGGGGTAATGATATGGCTAAAGGTAGTAGTAAAGCGGGGACAGGCAAATACGGCGGCGGAATGACCGGCGGTAACACTTCTGTTACAGTCAAGAGTTCTCACCCACTGACAGAGGAAATAAGCAAGGGCGGTGGTGCGTTTGCTAATGAGATTATGAACACAAGAGACGCATTCGAGTCTGAATATGGGCCCGCAGTAAAGAACATGAATCTATCTGTTGCTACTTTTAGCAATAGTTCTGTTTTGGGCGCATATGGTGGCGATACGTTATATATGGCCGAAAAGTACGTGAAGAACAAGAATCTTACCGCAGCAATGAAACAGGCCGAGCAATCGGGATTCCATCCCGGTATTGGCAAGAGAACAGGTGCCGAGGCGGTTGCATCTCATGAGATCGGTCATCGTTTAGGTGAGGTTGCGGCGCAAAAAGCTGGCATCTCACAGAGGGATATTGTTGCAAGGGCAGCTGCAAAGCTCGGTATCAAGACAGAAAACATGGCTGGGCATATAAGCAAGTATGCGAGAACAAATTATGGTGAGACAATCGCCGAGGCAAGCGCAGATGTATATTGCAATGGAGCCAAGGCTACCAGGGTAAGTAAGGCGATCATGAGCGAAGTTAAAGCAATTCTTAAATGAGATGTGTTATAATGATGGTATAACCATAGAATACCATTAACAGAGAAAGGAGAAAAAGCTATGGCAAGCAAGAAATTACCGGCATCAGGTGGATACTTCAACAAGGAGATGTTAGCAATCCTAAAAAAAGGCGAAGAAAAGCCTAAGAAGCAGACTGTTAAGAAAGCGACTGGCAAGAAAAAATGAGGTAAGCTATGGCAAAAAGCGAGAGCAAAGCTGGTGGTGGCGGAAGAATGGCTGCCGTATCTGTCGTTGTACAGAGTGGTGACAAGATAGATTTATCTGAGACACCTTTGGTATATGGGAATAATGATCCAGCTATACGGGGCACAGCTCGTCAGGCAGTAGAGGCACAGGAAACCAAAAGACTATCGGCAAAGTCTGAATATGCTATCGTTCTGGATGAAAACGGCAATCAGATTGTACCAGAATCTCATGGGTCCAAGGGAAAAGTTGTAGTTAATGGATTGAGTCAGGCGACTATTATGACACATAATCATCCAAGAGGTAAAAACGAAGAGGGCACGCTCGGTGGCACTTTCTCGAACAAGGATTGTTTAAGATTTTCAGAAAAAACAAGACTACAGACAATGAGAGCAAGCGCGGCGGAAGGTACATATTCCATAACCAAGGGCAAAGGATTCGATGCCGATGGATTCAGGAAATATTCTTCAAGTATCGAGGCGAATCGGAGAGCCGATCTGAAAAAAGCAACTAAGGTACACGCAAACCGTATACAGGCTGAGTATGATGCTGGAAAGATTGATTATGCTACTGCGACCAAACAGCTGAGATCATTATGCAATAAGGAATTTAATAAATACCTTGTAGCAGTTCACAATGATTATCTCGCCGGACAGAAACAATATGGTTATAGTTACACGCTTGAGAGGAGATCACAATGAAGAAAGAAAGCTTAACAATCGAGGGCAGCATTAAGATGCCTAAAATGCCGAAAATCAAGGAAAATAAGTCCAAGAAAACGGACTCAAAGAAATCACCGAAAAAGAAATGAGGTGATTGAGTGAATGATGAAAACTTAATCCCAAATAGCAAGCGAAGTCCGAAACAACTCCGAGAGCAAACTTCAAAAGGTGGCAAGCGATCTGGCGAAGTGCGAAGGATGAAAGCAGACCTCAGAAAGATGGCACAACAGGTGCTTGATGGCACTTACGAGGACAAGAACGGAAACCAGGTCACCGGCACAGAAATACTTATTCGTGGACTTGTGGCGAACATGGCCGATCCCAAGGGCAAGAATTGGGGCAAGGCGATGGATTTACTGATAACACTGACCAGCGCAGCAAGGTCCGAGGAACAGAAGAAACGGGAGCAGATAGAAAACGAGCTGTTGAAAGCAAAAATCAAGATGTTAGAGGGCGGCGATGATGTAGCACTGACTAAGCTGGATGCGATATTGGGAGAACTTCAGGAAACGGCTCTGAAGAAAGCGACAAAAACCGAGGAAGAATGATGGGATATATTGTATATTGTCATATCAACAAGATAAATGGCAAGAGATATTTTGGCGCAACGAGTCAGAAAACCGAGAAAAGATGGCAGAACGGAAATGGTTATTACAGAACACGATTCGGCGAAGCTATAAGAGAATTTGGTTGGGACAGTTTCGAGCATATAATTGTCAAGGATAATCTCACAAAAGACGAGGCGTATGCGCTTGAAATAGAACTGATTGCAAAGTATCATACAACCGATGAAAATTTCGGATACAATGTCGCAAAAGGCGGTAAAGCGTGGGTGCTGCATTATGGCATAAATCATCCCAATCATACCAGGGTAAAGATGATTGACTCTGATACCGGCGAAGTGATAAGGATATTTGACTCGCAAAGTGATGCGGCGAGGATTATGCAGATTAGTCGCAAAGGAATTACAAAAGCTTGTCAGGGTATAAACAGAACATACATGGGTTATGTATGGGAATATGCAGACAAGCAATGTGATAAACCAAATCATCCCGGCGAAGGCAATTATGACCATTACAAATTGCATAAAAGTATTATTATGATCGAGCCGGATGGCACGCAGCGCCATTTTGAAAGCATCAAAAAGGCCGCTGAAGACCTGGGAGTAAGACGTAGTAACATAAGCCGATTTCTGACTGGAATTAGACAAGATTCGAGTGGGAGGAGGTGGTGCTATGCTTGAATTATCACCGAAACAAAACGAGTATATTCGAAATGCTCATAGAAGGTGGAATCTCAAGGTTGGTTAGGTGCAGTCCGAAGTGGAAAGTCGTATGTTGATATTTGCTTTATTATCCCGAGCCGATTGAGAGCATTGAGAGACCTGCCCGGTTTGAATGTCATTATAGGCGTATCAAAAGAAACGGTCGAAAGAAACGTATTACAGCCTATGCGAGAAATATACGGTAGTGATGTAGTAGGAACGATAAACAGCCGAAATATCGCAAAGGTGTGTGGCGTGCCTGTGTACTGTTTAGGTGCTGAGAAAGCGTCCCAGGTCGCAAAGATACAGGGTGCATCTATCAAATATTGCTATGGTGACGAGATCGCAAAATGGAATAAAGATGTATTCAACCTCTTGAAATCACGTCTTGACAAGCCGTATAGCAAGTTTGACGGGGCCTGTAACCCTGAGACACCTGCGCACTGGTTAAAGGTGTTTTTGGATGATCCTGAGATTGACGCTTACATTCAGAAATACACAATATTCGATAATCCATTTTTGCCAAAGGATTTTGTCGAGAATCTTTGCACGGAATACCGTGGGACCGTATTTTACAAGCGTTATATCCTGGGAGAATGGGCACTCGCTGAGGGTCTTATATATCCCATGTATCTCGATTCCATCGTAGAGGGTGCGCCACTTGACGAAAAGGGAATACCGCTGCCGATAACAGATTATTGCGTATCAATCGACTATGGTACTATGAACGCTTTTGCGGCGTTGTTATGGTGCAAGCGTGGCGGTGTATGGTATGCAGAGAAAGAATATTATTACAGCGGACGTGCTGAAAATGTGACAAAGACAGACCAGGAATACATGACAGACCTCAACGCATGGATTGAAGAGGCGTGGAGCATACTGGCACAAGAGGCGCATCATACGGCACTGGCTGGCACGTACTACGGGCGCAAGATACGAACGATCATAGACCCATCGGCGGCTTCTTTCATAGCCTGTTTATATAAAGCTGATTGGGCGAAGGTTGTGCCGGCTGATAATTCGGTGTTGGACGGAATACGAGAAACAGCGGTTGCAATGCAGTTAGGGCGTATTAAGATCAGGGCATCGCTTACAGCGTGGAAACGTGAGGCTGAGGGTTATGTTTGGGAGACTGAGACATCAACCGGCAAGCCTATTGTGGAGGACAGACCGATAAAAGTAAACGATCATGCAATGGACGCAATGCGCTATTTCGTGAAAACTATGTTAATTGCGGTCAAAGATAGACGCTAAGGAGTGAAGTATGTATACATACCAGGATTATTTACTTGTAAAGGACGATGATACGGCGAAGATGGAGTTTGTGCGTGCGCTCATAGACGAACATAAAAACAGTGAACTGTACAAAATGGCGCAGATTGCAGACGAGTACGACCGGCATAAGAACCGCACTATCGTAGAGTATCAAAAGTTACTGTACGATGTCACCGGGAATACGGTGCCCGATAATTGGAGCGCAAACTTCAAAATGGCATCAAAGTTCTTTAATCGTTTTGTCACTCAGGAAAATCAGTATTTGCTCGGAAACGGCGTAACCTGGGAGAAAGAAGATACCAAGAAGAAGCTGGGCGGCGATGATTTTGACATTGAAATGCAGAACATAGGCAAGAAAGCACTTGTCGGTGGCGTTGCATTCGGATTCTTCAACATGGATCATCTCGAAAGTTTCAGCGTGACAGAATATGCGCCACTGTATGACGAGGAAAACGGGTCCTTGCGTGCAGGAGCGAGATTCTGGCAGATAGATTCGACAAAGCCGTTGCGTGCTACGTTCTACGAAGAAGACGGCTATACAGACTATATTTGGAACAAGCGAGAGGATACCGGCAAGACCGAGGGGCAGGTATTGAAAGCAAAGCGGCCTTACAAAGTAAAGGTGCGCACTACGGCGGCGTTTGGTGATGAAATATACGATGGTGAGAATTATCCTGGATTCCCTATTATCCCTCTATGGGGCAATCCACACCATCAGAGCGAGTTAGTAGGACTGAGAGAACAGATAGACTGCTACGACCTCATAAAAAGCGGTTATGCAAACAATGTCGATGAAGGATCATTGATTTATTGGACATTGCAGAACGCTGGCGGAATGGATGATGTAGACCTGGCTCAGTTCGTGGAAAAGATGAAGACTTTACACGCTGCTACTACAGACGGCATGGCGAATGCAGAACCGCATACATTCGAAGCACCTTATGCATCCCGTGAAGCGTTACTGTTAAAGCTGAGAACAGACCTTTATGATGACGCTATGGCACTGGACGTTAAAAGCATAGAGGGAGGGGCCGTCACAGCGACACAGATCAAAGCTGGATATGAACCGCTGAACTCGAAAACAGACCAGTACGAATACTGTGTAAGGGATTTCCTTACAAGGTTGTTACAAATCGCCGGTCTCGATGACACACCCACATTCACAAGGTCCGTGATTGTAAATAACCAGGAAGAAATGCAGTTGTTGATTCAGGCGGCGCAATTCTTACCTCAGGATTATATGACGCGGAAGATTTTGGAACTGCTGGGAGACGGCGACAAAGCTGACGATATCCTAAAACAGATGGAAGAGGACGAGCTTGAAAGACAGGAAGAAGCCATGCAGATGATGCAGGCGCAGGGTGGCAATCCACAGGGGCAGGAAATGCCACAACAAGGGATTAGCGCATGAGTAGAAACATGGATGCCGGTCACAAGGCGACTGAGGATGTATTAAAGCAGATAGAGACAAGGATCACCCAGGAATATGCACAGGCTGAAAAAGAAGTGCGTGCAAAACTCGATGATTATCTGAGACGCTTTCAAATCAAAGACGAGCTGAAACGGAAAGCACTTGCGAACGGCGTTATAACACAGGCTGAGTATGACCAGTGGCGAATCGGTCAGATCATGGTCGGTGAGCGTTGGTCGATGCTGGCTGATACATTAGCGGTTGATTATGCGAATGCAGCGCAGATCGCAAAGCAGATAGCATTCGGTGAAATGCCTTTAGTATATGCTATCAACTTCAATTTCGGCACGTATGCAGCGGACGTGATGAGCGGTGGACGGCTTGCAGATGGTTTCACCCTGTATAACAGGGATGCCGTGGCTGTACTGTTCAAAGAACAGGAATTCTATCACGCTCCAGGGCGCAAGGTTACGGCGATGATAAATGCCGGTAAGCAGATAGCTTGGGATAAAAAACAAGTGCAATCGGCTATGATGCAGAGCATATTACAGGGCGAGTCCATACCGAAAATGGCAACAAGGCTGGCTGAGACCGTGGGCGAGAGTGACCGCAAGGCGGCTATAAGGAACGCAAGGACCATGGCCACAGGGGTACAGAATGCCGGACGTGTGGACAGCTTCAGACGCTCTAATTCTATCGCCGAAAAGTATGGAATGAAAGTGCGCAAACAATGGCTTGCAACACTGGACGGAAGAACGAGACACTGGCACGCAGAGCTTGACGGCGAAATCGTAGACAATGATGAACCCTTTGTGAACGATTACGGCGAGATCGATTATCCCGGCGATCCCGGTGCAGAACCAGCGAATATTTATAACTGCCGGTGTTCCTGTATTCCTTGCATTGACGGCGTAGGATTCAACAACAGCTTACACCCAAACGACACGGGGCGAGAGATGGCCGATGACCTGGATGGGGTATCATACGAGGAATGGCAACAGGGGCACTACAAACAGCATTCAGACCCGATTACAAAACAGGATCAGATTGCCGAGGTGATGCGATGGCATTATAACGCAGAATACCGAGCATATAGCAAACTGAAGTGAGGTAGATTATGGCTGAAAATTACACGATACGGAACGATCATTCAGCCGAGGTTTTGCGCAAGGTCCAAGAGGCTTTGTATGATGCTTTGGACTTATGCGGACAACAGGCCGTCAGAAATGCGGCCATAAACCTGGAACATGATCCCAGGCGAATTGATACCGGCTTATTGAGAAATTCCATAACATACGCACACGGCGGCGAGGGGCCGGCTATATCATCGTATAAATCAAATGCTACGCACGGGCATACAGATTCCACCGAGAGGCGGGGTGTTGCCGGTACGACTGTTACAAATCCTCAGAGTGGATCATATAGCGGCACGGCACCAAACGAGGGCGAGACCGTATACATAGGGACCAACGTGGAATACGGCATATACGTGCATGAGGGCACGCAGCATATGTCACCGAATCATTTTTTGCGTGATGCGGTCCAGGGGCATGAAGATGAGTATGCGGCGATCTGTAAGCGCATATTCAGTACAATTTCATAGTTAAAAACGGCATATTGTGTATCTCCGAGAAGCACTGTAAAAGCTGATAAATACAGCTTTTTACGGTGCTTTTTTATTATGCCTGAAAATTTTTTTCAAAAATAGTTAAAAAAAGTGTTGACAATTACACTCAATGGGTGTATCTTGGTATTGTACTCAATGAGTGCAGGACACAACGGAATATTGATTACGGAGGACAAAGAGATGACAAAAGAAAACGTAAGATGCTCAATGAAAGTGATAAACGAAAATGGAATTACATTAGCTGAGTACACAACCTACGGCGCAATGATAGACAAGGCAACGATCATAACACCTGAATACACATTCCATTCACACAGGAACGCCGGATTTGGCAAGACAACAACATTACACAGAGATGGAAACACAATCAAGGTCAGCATTGAAAAGATTTGAGGAGGACAAGGACATGACATACAAGCACAGATACAGCTATTTCGTACAGGTTACAGAGAAAACCCACAAGGGAGTCAGCGCAAAGGAATTCAAGGAACTGTCAAAGCATTGGGACGCACAGGAAGAACAGAACGGGATCACGATTTACACAGTAGACGGTATCGAGTGTGGCCGCAAAGTTAGAAAATATTGAGGAGGACAAGGATATGAAGAAGACTTACACAAGAACAATGATGATTGAGGACATTACAAAGGCAACAGTTACAATCGAGTGTCATCTGACAACCAAGTATGAGGCGGTTGCACCTGGATTAGAGGTCAAATACACAGGCGTTAAGGCATGGACAATAGTAAGCGGCGAGGATGCCGCAGAGATCGAGGCTGAGAGCGATGGAAGTTGCATAGACGAGAATCACGAGTATTTGATACTTCATTTTGAGAACGGCGAGACATCAACATTCAGAAACTCACACGTAGATATGTGGATCAGATAATAAAGACGCTGACCTAACGGCGAGAAGGAGAACGATATGGCAAAGGCATTACTTGACGATTTAATGAAAGAAGCACAGAGATTAGGCGAACACATCGATACAGAGTGGGCAGAAGAACACGGCGAGGAATATGATGCGTTTATGGATAAGATTGACGCATTGTACGAGAGTGGCGAGATTGACGGCGATGAGTATAACGAGATCGCAGACGTAGCTTTCTACGATTATATCCCGAAAGAGACACCTGCATATTTGGCACGGTGGGAAGATTGAGGAGGACAAAGACATGACAAAGAAAAGATTTTATGCAAAGAGAAGAGAACTCGTAAACAAGGTTATCGCATACGCTGAAAAAAGAGGCGATATGAAGAGTGTAAAGGCAATGCAAAAGAGTCTGTATCGTATGCCGAGACCTGAGTTTGATATATACAAGAGCTATGATGAGATGTACAGCTTTTTATGCAGAAGCTTAAAGATGTTTAACTAAGGGGGGGGTGCAGAACATGACAGTGAAAGAATTTTGGGATGAACTCAACAAGATGTATGGAACGGACGTTAAGATGCCGGCTGGAATCGATGGAGACACTGAAATTAGCGATAACGAGGACTTGAGCGACATAGAATTTGATATGGCAATGGGAATGAGTTTTGACGCAGCGATGCAGAAAGATATGGAATGAGGAAAGGAGAGAATATGATAAAGCGGTTTTTACATTGGATTCTGAAGTCGAGAAAGAAGAGATGCCGGTCATGTTGCCTGTTTTGCGAGTATTACGGCGAGTGCAGTATATCGGACTGAGAAAGGAGAACAATATGAGAATACCTACGATCAAGATGAATCTGAAGAAGTACAGGGAATATAACGAAAATGGTGTATTTGTACAGGATAGCAACAACCTGAAGAAGCTTGTAGAAGATACCAACGAGTTTGGCGGTTTTGTGATAGACGGCGAGAATCAGTTTGTAGGCGGCTTTGAATGGTGCTATGAAGAATGGCTTGAACATCTGAAGAAAGCGTGATAAAATATGGGTTGCGGAACATTTATCACGGAGGACAAAACGATGGATTTCAAGGCATGGCTACAGGCGTGGGGATTAGGTCAGAGCGAGTTTGCAAGGAAGTTCAACATACCGTTGCGGACAGTTCAAAATTGGGCAGGCGAAGAAAGAAATCCACCGGCATATGTCATAGAGATGGCAGATAAAATACTTCAGTACGAAAAGCAGGAAAAAAGCGTTGACAAGCCAACTGCTATATGTTAGATTTTAAGTAACGGAATATTTGAAAAGGCATACCAAGGCCATTAGACTGGGTTAAAACCCGGTTTAATGGCCTTTTTGTTTTTTTACAAAACATATTGGTAGATCGCAAGGACAGCGATTAGCTATCGTTTCGGTTCCTAACATCCGATTACTTGCATCTATATATCTTGTTAGGGGGATAATATGTGGGCAAGAATTGCAGGCATAGACAAAGAATACTATGTAAGTGATGCCGGAGAGGTAAAGAATGGGATCACAGGGAAATTAGTAAAACCCGTAATGACACACAATGGGTATTATCGAGTTGGAATAGGCGGAAGACTATACCGAGTTCATAGATTAGTAGCAGAAGCGTTTATTCCCAATCCTGAACATAGAGAACAAGTTAATCACATTGATGGCGACAAGGCAAACAATGCGGCAAGAAATCTTGAATGGTGTACAGCAAAGGAAAATATAAGGCACGCATTCAGAACTGGACTGCGCCAGGTCAAATATGACGGCATTAAAATACCTAAAAAGGTTTTCCAATTAGACTTAGAAGACAATATTATCGGTGTTTTCAACAGTCTCAAGGAAGCGGAACGGCTTACAGGCACAGATAACAGTAGAATATCTAAAGTTTGTTTGGGTAAGAAAAAGACTGCTAATGGTTATAAATGGAGATATTCCATATAACAAATATAAAATAATTCTTTTTTTGAACACCAAAGAATCGGTGACGAAGAAAAGTAAAGAAAAGGAGATTATATGGCTGTTACAAGAAAAATGCTCAAGGCAATGGGAATCGAAGACGAGAAGATCGAGCAGATCATCGAGGCGCACAGCGAGACTGTAGATGGTCTGAAAAGTGAGATGGATGCGTTAAAATCGACCGCAAAAAGCGATGCTGATAAGGTTGTGGCACTCCAAAAGGAATTGGATGACACAAAAGCATTGGTCCTTGAGAAAGAGGGAAAAAATCCCTGGAAAGTCAAATATGACGCTCTACATGAGGAATTCGAGGGATACAAGACCGAGGAACAGAAGAAAGCGACCAAGGCGGCGAAAGAGTCGGCATACAGGGCACTGCTCAAAGAAACGGGCATTGCTGAGAAGAGAATCGCATCTGTTGTTCGTGTATCTGATATCGATTCTTTGGAATTGGGCGAGGACGGAAAGTTCAAAAACAATGACGACCTTGTAAAGAAGATCAAGGAAGACTGGTCAGACTTCATTGCGACCGAAAGCACCAAAGGGGCCGAGACGACTACGCCACCGGCAAATAATGGGGCAGAGGATAACGATGACAGTTCGGCAGTAAGCAGAGTAATAGCGCAGCGTGCAGCTATGTACGGCGCACAGAAATGAGAGGAGTGATATTATGGCATTCATTAGAAACAAAGATGAAGGCAAGACGTATCTTCCCGGTTATTTCCTCGACCGTGAGGATTGCGTAAGAAAGACCACCGAAATTCCCGCGACACTGGCAACAACGGCGGCTGACGGCTCTAAGTACGTGCCTTGTGGCACCATATTCCCGTCAAACGATGGCAATGCGACCGGCATTGTATACGAGGATGTGGATGTATCGGCAGGTAATATGCCCGGTTCTGTAGTTTATGCAGGATACGTTATCGAAGGCAGACTTCCTGTTGCGCTTGACGCATCGGCAAAGACCGCACTTCAGAGCAAAGGCTTTGTATTCGTTACTGAGCCGACCGTTACACGTCCCGGTGACGGAAATCTGTGAAAAGGGGGAATAGATTATGAATACATGGGAAGATAATTTATTCGGATTTGCGCTTAAAAAGGACTGGCTGAGGATCGGTTCACTCGTTCCTACACGTCCCAATGATCCGATTGACCGTCTTTTCGGTGACGATAAGACCGATAACATTGCGGCATCCTGGGAAATACTCGCTGACGAGTACAGAATCCCTACTATGGCCGAGTTCCATGCTTTCGATACCGAGGCAAGGACAACAACCAGAATCCCGATTGACTCAAGAAGCATCGAAAAGGGACTCATTAAGCAGAAAATCAACCAGTCGGAAAGACTGCGTGCGCTGATGAAGAAAGGCGTTCAGGGCGATGCAGCTCTTTACAACTACGTTATCAATGACGGCGCAAGGCTGGCAGACAATGTAATCACAAGAACCAAGGTGTGCAAGAATGAACTTCTCGCAACCGGCAAGGTAACTATCAAGGAAAACAACCTTGATCTCACCATTGATTACGGCGTACCGGCTGACCAGATACAGTACACACTCGATCTCACACAGGATGCAGATGTTGCATCGCAGATTCAGGCGATCATTGACGCTGCTAAGGACAAGGGCGTTACTCTGGACGGAATCGTTACATCTACAAAAGTCCTTCGCAAACTTGCTACAAACAAGTATTTGCAGACTGCAATCAACGGTGTATACGCACAGGGACAGTTCCTGTCACAGTCACAGGTTGAAAACTTCTTCTCGACCTGGTTCGGCATCAACACAGTCATTACAAATGACGAGCGTTATGCTATTGACGGCGGCGTAGATGAGTATCTGAGACCGATCAGAACAAAGCACAGATATTTCCCTGAGAACAAGATCACATTCTTCGCAACCAATCCCGGCGGAAAGCTTGGTACAGGTCTTTGGGGCGATGCTCCTGAGGCTGATGTTGCTAAGTTCTTTGGAAATGCTCAGAGTGCTGGCGTAAGTCCTTACGTTTACATTACTCAGTGGGCAGAAAAGGACCCTGCGGTTCTTTGGACTAAGGCATCGGCACTCTTCATCCCGGTTCTTTACGATCCTTACAGCCTTTTCATTGCTACTGTTGAGGGCGATGAACTGAAGAACGTAACTGTAACTCCTATGGATGGCGAATCAGAGCCTTACGGCGGAAAGAAAGTAAAGACCTATCAGAGCGGCATTACTACGGTTGGCGATAAGATCGTAGGTAACCTTACTCTCGTACAGGGCGGCCTTGCAGATAGCGGTCCTCTTGCCGGTGATGGATACTTCATGGCACTCCATTTCGGCAACATTGATCCCGCTGCTACAAGCGTCAAGGTTGGACTTGATCCCAGCGCAGGCACAGGCCTCGTAGAACTTGATCCTACTGATTACGATGCAGTTTTCAAGGTTGCTGACAAGGACAGCCAGAAACTGAAGATCGTAACCACTGCCGGAACGATTAAAGAGACTCAGACATTCGACCTTAGCAGTCTGACTCTTACACCTGGAGGAGCATGATATGTATAGAGTGATCGAACAGTTCGCAGATTTGCAGGACGATGCTCACGTATACAATCCCGGTGACGAGTTCCCTCGTGAGGGGGTTCTCGTCAACCAGGCGAGAATTGATGAGCTTTCCAGTAACAAAAACAAGCTCGGCAAACCTCTTATTGAAGAGTTCGGTATGAACGAGCCGACAGTGGCGGCGGAACAGGTCGAGAAGCCGTCCAAAAAGAGATCATCGAAGAAATAATACACCAAAAGGCGCAGGGGCGTTAAAACGCGTCTCTGTGCCTTTAATTGAAAAGGAGCCTTTATGCTGACGGCTGTATGCGCAGAAATCAGAAATTACTTCACTTATAGGGACGACAAGCATCCTGGAACGTATAAAATCGAGAACGGTGCCTTGTCTCCTTCAGTTGACTTAAAAACTGATTATTTCGCTATTTTCGGCTCACGGAAAAACAACGGCGTACACCTGGTATCTAAGAATGATCTTACAGACGAGGGGGAGTTTAGGGGTGCTGTATGGTCTATGTCGCCACCTGAGGATTTTCTTGCAATCGTGGCTGACATTGAGGCATGGCAGGATAAATACGGCGGTGTTGATTCTGAGGCGCAGTCACCATATTACAGCGAGAGTTTCGGCGGTTATTCCTACACCAAAAGTGCGGGATCGACCTCGGCAGCCGGTAATTCGGCGGCTGGTACCTGGCAGTCAGTATACGGCGACCGGCTCAAGATATATCGGAGGATTCGCTTATGAGTTTGCTTACAGAAGCCTTCGAGGATTTCGTAGTAATAAACAAAACAACTGTGCCGGATGGATACGGCGGAACGACAACGATATATACCGAGGGAACTACTATCCAGGGTACGATGCCGTATGATAATTCGACACAGACCAAAATAGCGCAGGCGATGGGCGTAAAGAACACTTACACCTTGACGGTCCGCAAAAACGTGGAGCTTGATTATCACACAGTTCTGAAACGGGCAAAGGATAATATTTATTTCCGCCTTACAACAGGAGCAGACGATAACCAAACGCCAAAATCAGCCGGACTTAATATGCGCCAGTATGATGCCGAGGAATTTACGATCCCTTCGGCATAAGGAGACATAATGGATAAACAGCAGACATTGCAGACCTTCTGGAGTGGCTTTGGCATACCGGCATACGATGAGACATCGGTGCCGGATGATGCCAAGCTGCCGTATGTCACGTATGAGGTATTGACCGACAATTTCGGTAATATGCTTTCATGTAGTGCTTCTCTTTGGTATCGCAGCACGTCATGGGCGGGTATCACGGAAAAGTCGTATGAGATAGACAGCCGGATTGGACGTGGCGGCGTGATATTGAACTATGAAGGCGGTGCGGTTTGGATTTCAAAAGGCTCACCGTGGCAAATGAGAATGGGCGATCCCGATGATGACATGGTGCGCAGGATACTATTCAATTTGAATGTTGAATACTTAGATTAAAGGAGGAAGGTATGAAATACACACAGATTCCTACTAATACCTTTGAGACCATTCAGGTTAATGCCGGTATACTTGCAACGGGATTTACACCCGCCACCGGCGAGGTGACTGGTCTTTTAGGTGCGACTTCGGGCGGCGTACAGTTTAGCGATACACCTTCATACAAGGACTATGGCGAGGATATCGACAACTGCCCGAAAAACATGAAAGAGTTGAAAAAGCTCGAAAACAGAGAAGTAAAGGTTAGCGGAACATTCGTTACCGTTACGGCCGAGAGCGGTGCATGGCTGGTTGGTTCTGGCGATGTCGATCCTCTTGATTCCAACCATATAATCCCTCGCAATGATATTCTTCAGACGGATTTCCAGGACTTATGGTGGATTGGCGATTATTCGAACGTCAACACGGGAGAGAATGCCGGATATATAGCGATTCACCTTTTGAATGCGCTTAATACGGCGGGATTTGCGATCCAATCGACTGACAAGGATAAGGGCAAGTTTGCATTCGAGTTCACCGGGCATTACTCGATGGACGCACAGGATACAGTACCTTACGAGCTGTGGATCAAGGCTGGTAATGCGGTCGTTACTCCGAGCGTTACCATCAACAAGCACGCAACTTCTTTGGCTGTAGATGCAACCGAAACCCTTACGGCGGTTACTGTACCGGCTGGTGAGACGGTTACCTGGTCGAGCGCATCAACAGCAACGGCGGAAGTTACCAGCGGCGGCGTGGTTACCGGCAAGGCCCAGGGCAACACGGTTATCACAGCGTCAATCACAAAGGACGGCGTAACCTATACAGATACTTGCACGGTTGTAGTAGTAGCAGGCGCATAAAAGCGATATCGGCGGGGCTGTTCGCGGACTTGTCCTCCGCGGCGGCCTCGTTTGATATATAAAAACAGGAGGACATTTCCATGAAGAGATTATCAGATTACCAGGGCGAGGCAGCCATTGAGCTGTGGGCGGAATTATTGGAGCCGATTGGTGCGGTTCTGCAGGATGAGGAAGTAAGAAATGCTTTGAGCGAGAAAGGCACATCTACGATGCATAAGGTCCAGGCGATCCTTAAAACGCATAAGGCTGATGCTTCAAAAATACTTCTTACCATCGATCCCACTCCACTCACCGGCTTAAACATTATCGCAAGGCTTCTCGACCTTGTTCTTGAGGTTGAAAATTCGGAGGAATTCGCTGGTTTTTTCGGCTCTGTGCAACAGCGGACGGAAGAAGAGTCTTCTGGCTCTGTTACGGCGAATACCGGGGCAATATAAAGCATTTTATACGGTATGCCTTGGCTCGGCTTGAGACCAAAACAAACGAGGATATATACCGTATGTATCTGACAGATTTGATTTATTATTACGCACATAACCAGGTTATGAATGTGCGCTTCGCTGATCTTATCAATCCCAAGAAAGCAAAGCAACGGAATAAGACCGGCGATGAGATTGTGACTGATTTGGTGAAGAATGCAGGGATTGTGCTGAGGTGATTTTATGGCGGTTAGTTTATTTGATGCCTTTATAAACATAAAAGGCGATATAAGCGGATTTCAATCCTCTATGACACAGGCAAAGTCTCTGGCAAACAGTTCGGGATCAGCCATATCAAGTGGATTTTCAAAGCTTGCTGGTATTGCATCGTTAGCATGGGGTGCGGCTACTACGGCGGTTACGGCGTTTGCAAAATCGGCTGTTAGTGCCGGATTGACCTTTGATGCGGCCATGGGTCAGGTTGCGGCGACTCAGGGCAAAGAACTGAAAGATTTAAATGATGAGATTGGCTCCGTCAATACAGCGTATGGAGAATTTAACGGCACACTCAGGGACTTTGCAAAGTTCATGGGTAGAAATACTCAGTTTACAGCTACACAGGCAGCGCAAGCGTTAAATTACATGGCATTGGCTGGATATGAAACGGCGGATTCCATGCAGATGTTACCGGCGGTTCTTGACATGGCATCGGCTGGCACCATGGACCTGGCACGTGCATCCGATATGATTACCGATACGCAGAAAGCACTCGGCTTGGATATTGAGCGTACAAAGGTCATGGTTAATGAGTTTGCAAAGGCGGCGGCATCGGGTAATACGTCTGTTGAACAGCTCGGCGATGCGTTCCTGACAGTCGGCGGTCTTGCAAAAGAAGCAAACGGCGGTCTGATAACGCTGAAAGACGGAACAACAGATACAGTGGACGGTGTACAGATGCTTGAAGCGGCATTTACTGCGATGGCGGACGCTGGTATCAAAGGTTCTGAAGCCGGTACACACATGAGAAATATCCTCTTAAAGCTTGCTAACCCTACAAAGGGTGGGCAAGAAGCACTTGATGCAATGGGTGTTTCTATCTACGATGCAACTGGGAAGATGAAACCGCTGAATCAGTTATTCAATGAATTAAATACAGCCTTATCACAGCTTAGTCAGCAAGAAAAGCTGTCATATTTGGGTGAGATATTCAATGCAAGGGATACGGCATCAGCGGAAGCTTTACTGGCGGCGGCATCTGACGGTCATTGGAATGAATTGGCGAAGACCATTAAATATGCCGGTGATTCTGCGAGTGAGATGGCAAAAACAAAACTCGAAAACCTCCAGGGTGATATTACGAAATTTAAATCAGCAATGGAAGGTTTGAGAATATCCATTTCGGATGGCGTGAATCCGGCATTAAGATCATTTGTACAGCTGGGAACAACAGGCATCAGTAAGATAACAGACGCTCTTGAAAAAGGCGATTTCTCGGGTGCCATGGATGTTGTCGGTAATATGATTAACGAGGGTCTTTCAAAGGTATTCGATTATGCGGGTCCTTTGCTTGAGGCTGGCGGAAAGATCGTTGCGGCACTGGCAAAGGGTATTGTAGAGAATATTCCTAAACTTCTCACGGCAGCAAAGACACTCATTATAAACTTTGTAACAGGCTTAGACCCAGCAAGCGTTGTGGGCGGAATAACAGAATTTATACAAAGTATTGCAGATGTTCTGAGCGATGGGGTTGCTTTGAGTAAAATCGCTGAAGCCGGTATAAAGGTTGCGGCAGCACTGGCAGAGGGAATCATGAACAGCATTGGTATTTTTGAAAATACCGAGGCAAACATAATCAGCGGTCTTGTTGGTGGTTTTGTGAGAACATTACCGACTGTATTGCCACAGCTGATAAAGGGAATCCAGAACCTTATTACAACTTTGCTCGAAGCGTCCAAATCAAGGTTGGAATCGATTGAAGAGATAGCATCGGTTATATACAAGGCTGGTGTAGAACTGATAGTAACGCTTGCGAATGGCATTGCAAGCGCACTGCCTGAACTGATACCGGCGGTTATAAGCACCATTGCGTATGTGGCGGAACAGCTTTTGAGTGCAGACAATATCTCAAAAATAATGAATGCGGCTCTTAATCTGATTACACAGCTCGGCTGGGGTCTTGTGGCGGCTATTCCACAGCTTTTAGAGGCGGCGATAGAGATTATATTAAACCTTTGCGAATACCTTGTAAATCCAGCTAATTTGGCGCAAATCATCAATACGGCATTACAGCTTATAATTCAGCTGGCAGTAGGGCTTATAAGCGCACTTCCTGTTTTATTGGGCGAGATACCGAACATTATTGTATCAATCTTTGGTGCGCTTTGGGACGGAATCGTTCATACTGATTGGCTTGAACTTGGCAAACAGATTCTTACAGGACTTGTAAGAGGATTGTGGGCAGCCTTAACAAGCGTATTAGATGCGGTTGGCGATATTTGCTCGAATATTTACGGCAAAATCAAGAACTTTTTTGGAATTTCCTCACCGTCAAAGCTGATGCGTAATAAAGTCGGCATGAATATTGCTTTGGGATTGGCTGAAGGTTTGGAAGACGGAACGAGTAATGTTGAAAAAGCCATGGAAGATATCATGAGTACGGCGACCGGCGAGATTAACGGCACGGTTACGGCGAGATCGAATGAAATGGATATCAACCACACCGGCACAATCAGAATAGAGGGTGTAAATAACCAGGGTGAGTTCGTGGCGGCCTCCGAATACGCAATCGAGGAGATCATCACGAACATTATGAAGAGGGAGGCACGGTTGGCATAATGGCAGCGATGGATATAAAAGCCGGTAACGAGGTTGTCGGGATGTTGCTGGGCAATCTCAAAAGGCAATATACGGCGCAGAAAGTGATCCTCACGGCGACTGACGGAACGGTTTATGCACAGAGTACCGGACGACCGATAGTGCGGTTTGAAGTGAATTGCTATTGCGGTACGGCTGAGGCAAGGGATGCGCTTGATGATGCTTCAAATAACGCTGATGTGGTAACGGTCACGACAAGGGATAATGTGGATGTCGTGGGATACATAGAAAACGATTCGATAGCTTGGAAGGAATGGGTGGACGGTCACGGGGTCGGCAAATTTACATTGATTGTGAGGTAAACCATGAGGGAACTGGATAATGACATTATTACGAAATCCGCACAGCAGGATCAGACGATCGCTGCCGAGGCGGAGCCGTATGTTTCACTTCGCATATCCAGGAACAGAACGATCCTCACAGACATGGCACTCACGGAAAAGGTCAAGGTTCGCACGGTTAATGCAAATACTCTTGACGATGCCGACATAGCGGTACAGCATCCGAGATTCAAAGGCGAAAACACAAAGATATGGGTTGTTTATATCCATGATGGAAGTCTTGGCCTACGATGGACTTACGACCGGGAAGATATCACGGAAACCAAATGGAACGTGGTAAACCTGGGTGCACCTACAGCTACGGCGTGTGCGATAGCTTTTGATTCAGAGGTCAGAGAGAATGCGAAAGGGTATGCCGAGTTCGTAACGGGCGATGGGTATCCGATGGTGTTCTATGTTGACGGCGATGGGGCATTGAAATGCATTATCCTTGGCGGCACGATAATCGAGGAAACGCTGGCGGCGAATAACGTGAGCGATGTATCGGTTATCAGGGGGCCGTCATCGAAAAACGGATCATGGGATTTAGGCTTGACCGTGTTTTTCCTCATGGGTGGATCGCTTTTTTACCGGCAGCTGATAAATGGTGTCTGGTACGATGCGGAACAAGTAAATCTCACGATTACCGGCGAGACGTTTTCCAAGATCGATGCGTTCGTAACCTGGGATTACCGAGTCGGCGTGCAGGTGCTTACGACAAGCGGCAAGCTGTATCAGATCATCTCGTACACGGAAGGAATCGGTGTCAGGGGTCAGGAACATATAGAGTTTGCTGGGGTGTCGGCTTCAGTATCCTTGCATGGCATAGAAACGTACAATGTATTCATGGAGGATCATCACATTGAGTTTTCATCGGTAAGTGCGTCAGCAAGCCTTATATATGGTCTGTCGGCCGTGCCGGTAACGGTGGAAAATGTCGAGGATGATGGCAACTGGGGAACTACAATTGAGGTCACATTCGATGTTGCTCAAACGCAAAGCGGACTGTCGGCTTCAATGTTCACTCTTACAGACAGCCGGGGTTTGCATTATGTTTGTGCGAGTGCTGCGTTGAGTTCGAACGGAATGAAGGTAACGCTGGTATTTGATGATTTCAACCTTGCCGAG